ACACGTACGCGCGTATCTGAAATTTCCCTTCCATTCAAATTTGTGATCGTATATTTTATATGCCACTAGTAAATTTTCTCCACTCAATCATATTCTTAATATTTTGATGGCGCCATTTAATATTATCTAATATCTCTTTTAAGATACTAACTATTTCTTCTTGGTGTGCTATTTTAGCTTGATGCTCTTGAATAAGTGGATCAGCATCATACCATTTATCAAGATCTCCTTTTAGTACAGTAAGACCATTTAAAGGATCAGGATCCCAATTCTTTACTTTTAATTCTTCTTGAGATAATTTACCGCCATAATGCAGAAACTTATCTCTGAGCAAGGGTTTAAAATCCAGCTCGAGCTTCTTCAGCCTGAGTCTAGATATGCTGTGTAATTCTAGGTATTTGGAATGGAGTTTTGCGGAATCTCTGGATGCTTCATCTAGTTGCATCTCATCAATGACAGAGTCTTTTTTCCACATCTCTAATATAGATTCGATGTTCATAATGTATATTATATCATACTTTCAGCCAAAAGTAAACCGTTATTTAGCTAAATTCGAATAAAGTATATTTAAATGTTACCGTTGCTTGTACGTAAGTTAGATCACCAGATTGGACATTAAATTCAATTGAAGATAAACTAGTAGGGAATATTTCTTGGAATGATATTTCTTTTACTACGTTATTATGGGATGTTAGGATCATTAGCCTAGCATCATATTTGAAACTTTCGGCATCAGGAGCTTGGAGTATATCATGCATCCAATTATAGATTTCAATATAGTTCTCCATGTTTTCAGTTATATTAAAAGTTATACTGAAATCCTCAAAAGCTAATCTATCCCCTGTCATACCAAGGTTAACTCCTTTATAAGGAGAATCAATAGAGGCTAAGCTGATGCCAGGGAGATTTGCTGCAGTACAAAAGTACTCAGTATTAGCCATATTAGAATCAATCTTAAGGGTAAATCCTATAGGACTTAAGAAATTTTTATTCGTCGTTAGTGCCATATTTCCTGTTCTGCCATTTTTCTATTTATATGTATTTATATTTATACGCCAAAAAAAAGAGGATCCGAAGACCCTCTTTTAGTAGAATTTAGATATTCTGGTTTACACCATAATGTCATCAACTCTGAAGATACGGAAGTATGGATTAGCACGATCCGTACCAGTTCCATCAACAGCTACGAAAGGATTCGTAACCATACCATATCTAGTCTTAAACCCGATACGAGGTTGGAAGTCACTCTCGCCGATCGCTTTGACCATAGTCAAAGGAACGTACGGGCAGTAGAACATACCAGCGTCATAAGGGTTAGATCCACGATACCCAACACAAGCGAAATCGCCAGTTGAATAAGGATCGATGTAGACTTTTAAGCGTCCATTAAGAACACCAGCAAATGTATTGCCTGTGTCATCAACAGAAAGTCCAGTTGATAGTGCTGGAGTATAATCCAAAACGCCTGAAGCTGCTAGTGCAGAAGCTACGTCAGAAGAGCAAAGTACAAAGTTGCCTTTTCCTCTTCGAGTTTCTTTTGCGATAACATTGGCTTCACGCTCTAGTTGCATAACTAGACCTTTGAATCTTTCCGCCATCCATCTACCATCAGAGTCAGTATTGACATCAAAGATACCAGATACCGCAGTGCTAGATTGAAGTGCACCAATTTTTGCTTTAGTGAGAATTGTTCTAACAACTTCACGATTGATTTCCGCAAGGATTTCAGCGCTAAGTATGTTAGCTAATTCGCCTTCAGCGTCAAGACCATGAATTGCTTTAAGGTCTTGTGCGAGTTCCATTGTGTACTCGGCTTTTAAGGCACGGGACTTAGCTGTAACGGTTGATTTCTCAATTGAGAAGGCCATTTCAGCAAATGCTGCACCGACACCACCTGAAGTACCACGGGCTTCCGCGGTTGCTGTAGGTAGACCAGTACCGTGTGTTGAAACTGTATCAGCTTCATCGGCAATGGTTCCGTCAGTATCTGCATCAGTAACACCTACCAATCCTGTTGGATCAGCTTGATGTGTTCCTGCACCTGAGAAGTCGGTATCTGCTTCGTCGAATAACGCTTCAGTACCGCCTTGAGTTGTATACCTGCTCTTCATTGCAAAGATAAGACCAGTAGGTCCAGACATTGGTTGGACTCCAGCTATATCATAAGCAATTAGGTTAGGCATCGCACGTCTAACTAGGGAAATTAAAACAGGATCAAAATTGTCGATACTAGAACCAGTTGCGTTAGCAGCTGCCTCGTCGATCTGACCGAACGATCTTTGTTGTCTTTCTTCCATTAGGGCTACTTCTTGGTTCTCAAGAAGACGTGCAGTAACCGCTTTTCGATATTTGTCATCGATCGCAGGAGCATCTTCGTGCTCAAGGACAGGTGACCATTTTTCGATTAAGTTTTGGTCTGCATTAAACATGTTTTGTTTACCTCTTAGGTTAATAATTGCAAATTATTGATTATGTTTACTAATGGCTTGAGTGTATGCATTCATTGAATTGGATACTGGAACTTCCGTTCCACCATCTTTTCCAACTAGTGCATCAGATTCATCAGCTGTGCTTTCTGTTTCAGTATTAAAATAAGATTCTTTAACGGTTTTAACTTTCATTTCGAAAGTCTCTTCGTCTTCAAAATCTATATCTTCAACTAAACCAGCAAGTTTTTCAGCTTCTGTATCTGCTAAGCCTGAAGATTGTTTACGTACAATGTCGGCTCTCTGCAATTGCTGAGTACCTTCATGAAGACGTATATTATCTTCTGTGGATTTATTGAGCTGTTCTTCTAGTTCAGAAACTTGATCAGCGAGATCGTCGATCAGGTCAGCTTTACCTTCTGGAACTTCAATGTAATGTTCCTTGAAAACAGATTGTAATGAACTCATGAACTCTTCAGCAATCTCAGCTCTGAGACCTTGCTGTACAGCCAATTCATTCTCTTTCATCCAATTCTCAACTACGTAGTTAAGATAGGAATCTACCTTTTCTACCATTTCGTTTTGAACGTCAGTTACTTCTGTTTCAAGATTTTGCGCATATTCAGACTCTAGTCTATCAATCTCAGCGCCTACTTTTGATGTGTAAGCAGCTTCGAAAATAGCTCCAGCCTTCTCACGGAATCCATCGGATAGCGTAGCTTCTTCAGCAACTATTAGATCTAAGTCTTCGTTCCAGTCAGCAGATTCAGCTTTAGCTGATGCATCGGAAGATTTGGCTTTGATAGTTTTATCTTTTTCCTTTTTCCCTTGTGCATCAATAGCTTTACCTACTGAACCGTCGTCTGTTGACTCGGCATTCTTAATCATCCTTGCGAACAACTGTTGCGCTTCGTGCTTTTTAGCCTTTTTCAGCATTTCAACTGCGGCATTAATTACCCCGGCTTTGGTCTTAGGGATAGATGCAGTAGCGGTCTCTTCAACCTCTTCTTCTTCATCTTCTTCCTTCTTGGCCTTAGCTTCGATAACTTCTTCAACCTCCTCTTCAGAAACTTCCTCTTCAGAAACTTCGTCGGACTCAGTTGATTGCTCTTCGACTACCACTTCTTCATCAGCTTCTACAGCTACCTCTAAAGTTTCGTCTTGAGCTTCTGCTTCGTCAGAAACGCCTTCGACTAAGTTGCTAATTGTATTAGCTAAATTTTCGTTTGACATATCTTGTCTCCCAAAGTGTGAGTTTAAAGTTTAGAGAGGAAATGTTTAAACGCCTTTATTTCAACATCCGGCAAAGCCTTTGCTGAAGCACGTTTTATTTCAGTCTCAATTATTTCAATTTCTTGAGCTTCTAAGATACCATTATTCCATACCCAATCAACTCCTTCCATAACTCCGTTAACAAAAGCTGACGGAGCAGAAGGGTCTTGGACTATATCAATGGAGGCTAACATAAAGTCATCCCTCACATACATGCCACCTTTTCTGTTCTCAAGAGTTCCCATACCACGACTTGATACACCCAACCTTACACCACCTTCAAGCAAACCTTCAACGATTTGACCCATAGGGGTTTTAAGTATAGATGCCTTTCCTATAACATTATTTCCCTGGAATTCCAGGTTCGTAATCTTATGTGAAACTTTGTCAAGGTTAACAGTTGGTCCTTCCGGATGATTTAACTCTCCAACCGCTCTACCTTGTGAAACCTGCTCTTTAACATATTTGCTAACTGCAGATTCCAAAATTCTTTTCTCGTATATACGACCGTTTCGATTCTTTTTCTCGGCCTGCATAAATACACCTTCAATGTGCATACTTTTCTTTCCATTAGTTTTTTCTACGAGAATTTCTAATGGACTATTTATATATTCGGATATTAGTTTCATTTTTACCCTACTGGTTTTTAAGCATACATTTTTTTAAATTTCTTTTGTCCGAGAGTGCCTACTGGAACTTCATCAAATAAATAACCCCTATCGTCTTCAATTCTCCAATACAACTTAGCACTTCTTACTTTTGGTACCACTGAGAAATTCTCACCTGGGACGTGAACTTTGCTGGAAGCTGCTTCAGCTACAGGTTCTTCTGTTTCTACTAGTTCTAAAAATTCTTTAACAGCAGCTTCAGCATCTAATATATTCTCAAATTCTTCATCTAATAAAACATCATCTACTGCTATTTTATATTTTTCTCCTTCATTATAAAAAATTACATTGCTATCTTCAATCTTAATTCTTTTAACGACTGTAGATTGCCTTTCTAATTTTTCTCTTAGGTGACTAAAAAACAAAATATTATACCTCTTCTTTTTCTTCGGCCTCTTTGCCTAAAGATGCAGCCGTTTCAATTTTCTTAGCATCTAAAGCATCTGTTAGTTTTTGTTTCATTAAACTATCAAAAGCTTTATTAGCTTTAAGGCTATTTCCATCTCGAATGTTATCAATCAATTCATTTGTATTCATAAAGTTTTCCTCTGTATCTATTTATAAAAATTAATTCTCTAGATGTCAAGATCTAAGTCTTCACCATCATCATCTGATTCTTGTTCAATTTGCTTATCAATCTCTTCGATTTCGTCCTCAGATTGTCTTAGTATCTGCTTACGAACCCATTCATTTGAAACATATTTACCTACATATTCATCTAATGAGGTTAACATTTCGTATCTTTCTCGAATCATTTCTACTTCTTTTAATTCACTGAAGTAATTATCTTCAATAAAATCAAAAACTATCTCTTCTTTCCAGGATTCCCAATCTTGTCTAGTTATAATCTTCTTAAGTAATAATTGTGTCTTAAGAGATTGCATAAACAAATCTGAGAATCTTTTCCTAAGTCTGTCGATGAATTTCTTAAATTTAACTTCATCTCTAGTAATTTCTGAGGCTCTACCCAGACTAAATTGTGCTTCCTGTTCTAATCTATTGAGTGGAACATTTAATGCTTTATATAGTTTCTTTTGAAAATAGATTATATCATCTATTTGACCTAGGTTATCTCCACCTGGTAATGTACTAATCTCTGTTCCTCTTCCACCTTCTCTTCGTGGTAAGAAGAAATCTTCCATCATCGACATATGTTTCTTATCGTCTTTAATCTCACCTGTACTAGCATCATAGACCAATTTATTTCTATATTGATTCATTATGTTCTTAAGGTATTCTTCAGCCTTACCTTTAGGTAAGTTACCTACATCAATATAGAATATTCTACGTTCAGGAGCTCTTGAGATCCTGTATATAACCAGTGAATCCTCCATCATACGGAGTTGATTAACTGGTTTTATCGCTTTATGGATATAAGATAATATTCTATTTCTACCAGGATCTAATTGACCACTGGTACAATATATTATAGAATCAGGATGTATTTTAACTCCCTGATTATGTTTTTCCATCATATTGTCTTGGAAAATGAAGTACTCTTCCTGCTTTACTATTAATTTAGCGCCGGATTTAGGATCTTCTTTTTCCTCAATTTCTTTAACTTTCCTCAGTTTAGTAGGATCAATGTATCTTAATTCTTTAATACCTGCCTGAGGTTTACCTTCATCAATTATTACATGATAAGGTAATCTTCCATCAATATACCACTTTCTGAATATATCATGTGCATATTGATTAAAGCTAATAAGTTTTAATATATTATCAAATTCATGTCTAACAATATCTTTAATCTTATCTGATACTTCTAATGCATCAAGAATAATATTTACTGGAGCTTCATCATGATCTCCAACAATACTTTCATTAACTATATCTTCAATAGCAGCATCACATTCGGGTTGACTTGCTACATCCCTATATTTCATTAATAAATCTATCTCGGTTTTGGCTTTATCGCCATCTAAGTCGAGATATACACCAAAATGCCCACCGGTGGTTATAACACCTGCGCCATCCGACTCCGTATCTGGTACAAAAGAAGGACGATCAGGTCCTTTCTTCTTGCGGTTGATTTCAAATCCAAAAAATTCTGCCATACTCTATCCCTATATTATCCGAGGGGAAAATAAATTCCCCTCTTCTAATATATTTATACCACTTATGAAGTAGTGTCTGATTCCCAATACTGAACCTGTAGCTCAACCGTAAAATCTTCAATTGCGTCATTAGTTTCATAATTAAGATCAATTGCAGCCAATGTGCTCGGCCAGCAACCACGGAAGTCATATCTCTTAGAGATAGTTCCGTCTTTTCTTAATTGTTCAACAACAACATCAGCAGAATAGTCATTCATATCGACTAAACCTGTATTTTCCTGGTGTTGATTAATACCATTCATCCATTGTTCAAAAGATTTCCTTACATCAAACTCTGCGTCATTAATGACGGTAAGAGAAAGTGCTGTGAAAACTCTGTCTCCAGCCAAATTAAGTTTCCTTCCTCTAAACGAGATTGGGATTACACCAACCGTAGAGTCAGGAATCGTTGCCTGTTTAACCAAGAATGAAGTTAATTCAACATTTGCAGCTTCTACGAAGCTCGGAAAATTAACTGTCGCTTTGAATAAAGAAGGTCTTGCACCACCGCCACTAAGTTTCGATTTAAAATCGTCTATGCCTAGAATTGCCATGTCTTATCCTCCCCTTAACTGCCAGAGCCAGCAATTTCTGTAAAGGAAACGCCAGTTCTTGTAGCTACAAAGTTTAAAGTAATATAATTAATAGATCTTGCAGGCTTAATATAAATATCAGCTACGAAATTATTAGTGTCTATTACTTGACTTGTATTGTTAGTTTCATCGCATATGACTGAAAAATCTGTCAGTCCTCTGCGTCCTTTTACATCTCTTAAGAAAGGCTCTACCAAATTCTTAAACTGAGCTCTAGTGAATTCATCGTTGAATTCGAACAATTGAGCTTTAGCTGCAATTGATACTGCCTTTTCTAAAGTGATGAATAATCTACGTACATTGATACGATCAAATGCAGAAGGTTTTGCTAATAGGGTTTTATCTCCAAATAGCATCGTACCTTGTCCAGGTAATGATACTAAAGGATTAACTCTTCCCTTGTATAGTGTATCTCTGTCAGCCTTGACAGGATTCCATGCAAGTTTAGTTATTCCTAATAGTTGTCCTCTGCTTACACCTGCTGGTGAATACCAAGCATCTGCAACTCTATCTGTATTAGCACATAATCCAGCAACGTGACCAGCTGCGCCTATCCAGCGATAAGTATCATTGTACTTATCATAGGTATAAACTGCAGAAGAATCACATACTGCGTATGAGCTAGAAGTTAGTCCGTTTGCAAACTCCATAACATTAGTTGCCGGAGTAGCTGATCCTTGGCTATCTTCGATCGGAGGTGAGACAAAAGCTACACAATCTTTTCTTGTTTCCGCAATAGAGATTAAGTCTTCAGCAATTGTTTCTGTTCCGTTAGCATCTGGGTAAGCAAACAATAAACCAACATCAACTGTATCAGCGTCTTCTAATAGATCGTAGCCTAAAAGAATTTCACCTGTAGTTGGTGTGTTATCGTCTGTTCCACCAGTTAACGAATCATCTATAGCAGCTGTTACACCAGTTATAGTATCCGTTGCAGCTAATCTAAGATCGGCTCCAGCATTAGTTAATGTACTTGGATGATCCATCCAGCGCACGTACTCGGAACCATTATTTACCACATCAACGTAGTAATTAGATGTTCCATCAGGGTTTTTAGCATCAGAAGCTTGTGAAGCATATGCAAATGTTTCTAAAACAGTACCTGCGGTACCACTAAATACACCATCCTCATCTATAACTGCTACATGAACTTCATCGCCTATTGAACCCTTACCAAGATTCGACGCGTACGTCGAGGTTCCTGGTTCGCCATTGAAAGATGAGCTATAAGCCCAACCAGCAAAGCTGGTAATTCCTTCAGTGATCAATGATACCTTCAAACTATTTCCTTTGATACCTGGATATTTAGCAGCCCAAGAGCCAACAGCTCCATTACCTACATTATATCCTGAATCAACATAGTGAGTATCATTTTTAATCAAAAGCCCGTTTCCGCCGGCAAGTCCTGTGGCATTTAAATGCCCAGATTCGACGCGGACTACTTTCAGAGCGTTGCCGTACTTTAAGAACGACGCGGCTGTTAGAAAGTATTTAAAAGTATTGTCATCCGGTGCACCAAAGGTATCAGCTAGATCTTGTTCAGAACTAACACTGGTAACTTCAGCAACTGGACCCCAATTAAATGACCCAGCGAACCCACCAATACTGGTAGATACGGCAGGTACTACAGCAGTCGCATCAATTTCATTGACTTGAACTCCTGGGGATACTTGAAATGCCATCGCTTTATCCTCTCAAAAAGGTTTGTTTATAAGTTTTATTTATAAGTTAACATAATAAGGTTATTTTCACTCGTAACTATTTATAATTAAAATAATCCTGTGGTTTTGGTATCTTCCTCAAACCACACGTTTCCTTCACCATCTCCAACCCCTTCATCTTTCGAACGGCCATCATCTATGATCCCAAAGGGAAGCATATCATCTTGAATAGCCGCTAATTGTTCTTTATATAACATATTTTTCATATCAATATCTGATATAGAAACAAATATATCTGTTGTAGTAAACCATCCAAATAGTACTAGGTTCATCATTAGATCATCATGATTAGGACCTAAGGCTTGAAATGAATTTCCCTTAGCTACAAAAGTACTCATTTCTACAATTGTCTGAGCATCTCTTACTAGTAATTTTTTCTGTTCAATTAGATCTTTTATAGTAGAACATCCTATTCGTTTAACTCTTTTAGTCATTTGAGCACCGATAGCGTTCTTTTTAACAGCTGATTCCACAAACATATTTTCATATTCAAGATCATAATATAATCCATTACATACCACCATACCTGAATCATTTGATTCTATTATCACGTAAGCCTTGTTATAAGTGGTTGCATACTTGTATATAATATCTGGAAATAACATAGGAGATATATTATTATCTCTAAATACTGCTACTTGTTCAAATGGATCAGTAGATATATCTATTATATTAAATGTAGAATAATCTTGTCCTCTCCCTTTTGCTGTATCAACCATCAACATATAATCGTGGCTTTCTATAGGTTCTGCATATACAAAAACATTTTCATTAATATGCAAAGGTTCAACTGATTTTTGAGCTAATAGATAATTTGCTCCAATAAGAGTATTACCTCGACCATGAAATGTATTAGCAAATTCTTGTTCGAATTGCAATTCTGATGTGTTTGCTATAGTTTCTTTCTTCCATTTCTCATCTCTTCCTGGTACATCCCACCAATCTACTCTAAAAGATTTAAACTCATTTTCTCCTGTGGTTGCTCCTTCCCAGAGCTTATGAAATATATTTCCAATACCATTTGCTGTTGATGTAACAATAATTTGAGTTTCTGTACCAGCTGTAACAACAGGATAGGTTGAGGTATAGAACTGTGCATCATTTTCTACAAAGGCAAACTCATCAAGAAATAGTAGGTTAACAGATAATCCTCTAATAGAACTACCGCTTGTAGCCGACGCTATAATTCTCGAATTGTTACTAAATTCTATACTTCCTTTATTTAATGCTTTACACCCAGGTTGCAAAAAGAAGGGTAAGTGTTCGAGCGCGAGCGTAACGCGCGAGAGCATCTCGCGGGCGACCGCGCCTTTATTCGCAAGTATAGCTATGGTTTTTTCTGGGTGAAATAGTGCATACCATAAGAGATATACAACTGATGAAATAGATTTACCACTTTGTCTACATGCTAGTATTATAGAAAATCTATTCTCATTAAAGTGTTTAAACATATCTGATTGATAGGGATAAAGTTCAAATGGAACTAACCCCTCATCTAATGAAACAATCTTGATATATTTACAGGCAAAGTATACAGGATCTTGTATACATTTCTGGTATTCTTTTACTTCTTCTCGAGTAAAATCTGAGATAACTCCATCTCTTTTTATGGAAGGGTTACCTAAATATCCAAATTCGTTATTTTTAATCCTCTGCATCGACATCAATAATATTATCCTTCTTATCTAATAACATTCTTTGTAGCTCTGTAGTGCTACCAACAAACACATTGTTATTAGTAATTTCTCTTCTCACATCATCTTGAGTTAATTCTTTTTTATTCTTTTGAAGTGCCATTAGCTTATCTGTAATGTCACCTATAGATTTTAGGTGATTAGATAATACTTCGAACGCGCGGGGGTGCTCGCTCTCGCGGGCGAGCTCGGCCAGTGAATCCATTGATAGGGTACCAACCTTTATAAGATCTTTATAAGTTGCCCTTGAAAATTCATAATCATCCTTAATATCTTTTTTGTCTATAAGGATTTGGGCATCTTTTCTTTTTTCAGCTGGGAGATTCTTCGACAATCTCTCAGATATAGCTTGTTTTTTATCCATCATAATATATATTTATGTTTATGTATATGACTCAATAACAGCTGTAGCTCCAGATGAACTACCTGTTAATGTTTCTCCAACTTGGAACCATCCTGAGGGTACAGCAATTCCTAATGTATTACTTCCCTCT